TTCCTGCATCGCCCCATACACCGTTCGGTACAATGTCGCCTGCGTTTCCGATCTGCGTTAAGTCGAAGGTCAGGTTCTTTGACAAGCCATTAAACACCGAGCTAATCACGATAGACACCGGAGTTTTTGAAATCGTCAGAATGTTTTCTTCGCAAGACACAAAAGCGTATCTAAAACCGCCATAATAACCGACATTCTTTTCGTATGATAAAGCACCAGTCTGTCCGTAGTTTAAGTTATATCTCTGCCCACTCTGGATGTAATATGCATTCTCGCCATAGCCAATGACTCCACCGGGAAGAGAAGTCAAGCTCACGCAACCTATCGTGCCGTTCGCCTGATTAGTCGCAAAATCGTAAACCTGCTGAATGGCACTTGAACTTGCACTTGATTCTGCGCTGTTGAATGTTCCCTGATAAGGGTTGTCACCCATCGTTACAGAACCACGGTACCCACGGCCTATCATTACATTACCGCCGGGCATGAACTTCTTTCCAACAGTAATGGCATCTCTGAACAATAACAAACCGCCAACAAGCGTTTCGTAGCTAAACGACCACCTGCAATTTGCCTCTCCAAAGTTCTTACAAGCCAACTGCAAGACTTCACTCTGGAAAGTATTCTCATCGTGAAATCTCTCCACCAAGCCAGTCTTCACATTCTTTAACACAATGTCCGTTTCACCGTGTATGGTTTTTATGTCCTTTTCTGCCAATTCAAAATTCCTTGCTCTTTCTAAAAATTTCATGTCGCATCACCCTCCGTGTATCTTATGTCGCCGTTATGAGTTGCTCTTATATCTCCATTATGTGTGCCTCTTGGGAATGAGAATGTTCTTAATTCTACGCTGCAATTATCTCCATGACTTATAAAGCCAATTTCCACAAGATCAAATTCACTTGATACATCCGATAAGCTGATGCCAACCGGAGTAAGGAATCCGATATTAACCGCATCTCCAGAGCCGTGTACTCCGATTTCTGGAATTGTCCAGTCGCTCGCTTCTTCCTCGCAGGTAATTGCTCCGTCCCACTTGCCATCTCCTGCAAGTCCGACGCCCTGTGCGTATAACCAGACGCCGCCTCTGTCGATGTCGATGTCTCCGCCCTGTGCCTTCATGTATACATCAAAGCTCGTTGTGATACCACTATTAAGACCAAGTACATACATCAGGTGCATCACATGATCGCCGTCTATCCAAGTTTCTGTCGGATGAATCTCTGCTGCTGCCGAATTGACAAGATATGTCACGATGCCTTGAGTGGCTGTATCGCTTATTCCTTGCCAAATATCCTCAAGGTGAATAATTCCGTCTTCGTCCACCTGGTACTCGGCAGTCGGTGTAATGGCGGTACTCTTTAAGTCGACTTCAATTTGAATGCAAGCCTTTGTGTCTTGGTTTGAAATCATACGAACTGAAACGAGCTTTTCTGTTTCGCCACTCTCGATGTGAATAACTCCTGTGTTCTTCGTTTCGTAAGAAGCAACCTCGTCTTTTCTTGTGGTGGACATTGCCGTCTGCAGGTCTTTGTCCGTCTTGGACATGGCCTTGCTCGGTGTCGGAATGCTCTTGATCTGACAATGACCGTTCAAGTTCCACGAGTAATACATCACGCAGAACTTGTTCGTTGCACTTCCGTTTCCATTCGGGAAGTTTAGAATGTCGCCCAGATCATAATGGAAGCCGAACGGTATCTCCACACCGCACGGTACATACTCGATGTTCCCAAGCACCGTCAGCAGGTTATTCATAAACACCGTCCTTGATGCCTTCGTGGTCTGGAAGAACGGATTCACGCCAAGATCAAGCGTGTATTCCACATCCGGTTCGTTGAAGTAATACTCTGGGAACTCCGCATCGGCAACACCGACCGAAATCCCTGTGTACTTCACCACTTCGTCTCCGTACTGGGAACCGTTAAAGCGAACTGTCGCCGGAATCGAGTCGTCTGCATCTGTGTGGTAAGCTCTTAATTCAAGTTCGCCACTACGATTCATTGTGCAGAAGCCACCAACCGTTACAGACACCCAGTACAAAACATCTCTCCATGTCTGAATGTCTCCGATCATGCCAATTACCAATGGCATATTGCCATTTGGAAGAAGCTCAACTTCTGCCTGTGTCATTCCAAGCGGAACACCGCACTCTTGACAAGCCAAAGCCAAGAAACTGTATGGAGTACCATAGCTTCCCTGCGTTACGCTCGCATCTTTGTCGAAAAGGCTCATTCTGTCGTAAGCCTTGACCGAATCTCGATTCCCGGAATGTTCTACCGAATTTACGATGTAAACTCCGAGAGGAATGTCGTCTTCTCCGATCGTGACGGTTGGAGTGATTTCCAAACCAACCCATGAGTTTCTCGGAATGGACAACCCCATAAAAGTTGCCGATAACTCTCCAATGTACACTCCGCCATAATTAAAGGTCGAAGTGTCACAGCTTTGGTTCGTCACATTGAACGAGCCTCGGAGAATATTGGAACCATCAAACGATTCGGCCCCGATGGTACCGCTTATCGTAGCGGTCTGTATGTTCTTTTTTGCATCTGCAATATTTGCGTACATAAGAATCCTCTTACATTTCGATTAAGTCGAATTTGAAGTCCCACATTCCTACCTGGTCTTCCAACCATTGAGAACCAGCTACCGGATTTTTTGAGTAATTCTCCATTCTCATCGTGTGGGTTTTATATCCAGAAGTCGTTTCGTCATATAGACTCACCTCAATGGTGCTTCCTCCGAAAGCATATCCTTCAAAGAAAGAAATCCAAGAATCAAACAGTCTGTAAGACAAGGACAGTTTCAACTTTCCAAGTCTTACATACTGAACTACATCTGTGCCGACCTCACTAACTCCGGTGTTCTGCACATTGGAATAGCTTTCTTTCCACAACGAATCCGCAAGTGGAAGTGTCGTATTGTCTAACTTAATTGGATAATCTCTTAATGTTGCCATTATCTACCTCCAGAACGATAATTCGCTGCGTTCAAGGCATCCACCACTACGGTCTGAACGGTGCCGTTTCCAAGCATTACAGGAACCGTAATCTGTCCGAAACCGCTATTTGCCAAAGCGGAAATCAAGGTGTTTGCCAGTCTGTCGTAATCAATAGTGCCAACCTCACGGTCAAGCGGAGTCACCCTTGCCCCTCTCGGAAGGTCAAGAAGTTCGGGTCCGGCCTCACCAACGATGGCCTTACCTGCTGCTTGGATGTCGCCACCTTCTGCAAGTAAAGGTATCGGGTTGATGTTTACTCCGGTTATTCCGGTAAGGTCTGTCAGCCATTGAGGCGGTTTAATCTTGTTTAAGCCTTCAATAAGGGTGTTGATTCCCTTAATGATGAAGTTAATGGCTGTTTTGAAAACATTAGTAATGCCTTCCCAAACGCCCTTGAAGAAATCTCCAAACTTCTTAAACACACCTGTAAGACCGCCTTCGCTGAACCAGTCCACCATATCCTCAACAGCTTGTCCGAGGAACTCGAAGAAGACAGTCAAATAAGGACTCGCCCAACTAAAGAACGACTCTACCAAGCCGAGCAACGGCGGAAGAATCATGTCCAACAACGAAGTCAACGGCTGCAATAGGATGTCCAGAACCTTACAGATCGGTTCAAGAATTGCTCCGAGCAACGAAGTCAACGGTTCAAGCAATGCGCTGATAATACCGAAAATCGGTGTCAGAACATCGGTCAAAAGCTCTAAAATCGGTCCGAGCAGACTGGTTACCAGGTTCAAAATCGGAGTTAAAATCTGCATTACCAAGGTAAGCAACGGTCCGACCAACTGAAGAACTAACTGTAAAATCGGCGACAAGAACTCCATTAACTGACGAATAATCGGTGTCAGCATTTGGATAATCTCGACCGCAACAGGAAGGACTTCCTTGATCACTTCGATTACTACCGGAAGCAGCTCTTTCAGTAAATCCACCACCACAGGTATGATTTCATTCGCTATATCTGACAACGCAGGCAGCAGTTCTTCTATGGCCGTGAATATCTCCGGCAAGAGCTGTTCTGCCAAGTCCATTACAGGTGGCAGGAGTTTGTCGATAAAGTCTGCTGCCAATGGTCCGATACGATCTGCGAGCTTCTGAATTGTCGGCATGAACTCTACGAGCTTTTCTGCCAACTTGCTCATAATCGGCATTACCGCAGAACCAATGGTCGTTTTTAATGAATTAAACGACTTCTCAAGGTCTGCTTTCATATCGCCGTACTCGACACCTGCCTTGACCGCCTCTTCAGACATAACGATTCCGAGGTCTTCAGCTCTCTGCTTCAAACCATCGAAGGACTCGCCAGACTGTTCGATAAGTGGACTTAAGGTATAAGCCACCTTCTCGCCGAATAACTCGGCTGCGGCTGCGGAACGCTCTTCTGCGGTCTCCAATGACATGATCTGGTTAATTGCATCATCGAAGTTAATGTCTGTACCTTCGAGCTTCTTGGCAGCAGCTTCCAAGGTGGCAGTTTCCACACCACATTGACCTGCAGCATAAGCCAGCTTCTGATACTCTTCTGCACCAATGCCCATTCGAATGGATGCTTTGTCGATTTCGTCAGCCATTTCCGCAGTATCGTTCGCCATGCCAACGATGGCAGAACCTGTGGCAACAACAGCCGTCCCGATGGCTGCTCCGACTCCTGCAACAACCTTTCCGGCCTTGCTGAAACCTTCCGCTACATTGCTTGCGTTTTTATCTACTTTTTGTAATGAATCGTTTGCTTTGTCGGTATCAACAAACACCGAGCCAACGAGTTTGAAAATCTCAAGTGCCATGCTTTTCTTCCTTTGCCCTTGCTTCTGCGTGTTTTCTGTCGATTTCCGCCATGATGACATCGGCAGGTCGCATATCTACATTCTTACCGTTTATCATGTCGTAATACTGTTCGAAGGACATATAATTGTTGGTAACCATCATCAGAGGAATCATTGCGCACCACTCCTGGTGCTTCTTCTCTTTGAGTTCACTATCCAATG